TCGGCTCACACATGGGCGGGATGGGCTGCGATTGCACCAGACTCACGGGCTTTTCTTTACCGGGAATACTGCCGTAATCGACAGGATGTTTCAGTTTGGGCTGCCGACATCGCACGCGCTTCTCAGTTTGAACTAGATAACATCGTAGCAAAGGTAATCGACCCCTCGGCTCAACAGAAGCGTGGGACTAAGACGATTCTTGAGCAGGTTATAGAGAGCACGGGCTGGTCAGATTGGGAACTCGCTGATAACGACCGCATCGGTGGAAAGATGCTGGTCCAGGAGTTCCTGAGATGGCAGCCGCGACCACCCCGATACGTTCCGCTCGAAGGTTACAAGCAAGAGACCTTCGACTACATCATGCGGAATCAGGGGTTGGAGCAGGCAGCTGAGTACTACAGGATGTTCGAGCCGGAAGCTCCGGAGACGAACCTCCCTCGGTTGCAGATTACGAGAAGTTGTGCAGAGTTAAGGCGTGCAATTCCCCTGTGCGTTTACGAGGAAAAAGATGGACGACCGACCGAGGATGTCGCCGAGTGGAGGGGAACCGAGGAACATCCGGGGGACGACCCCTATGACGGGGTTAGGTATCTCCTCAAGGCGGTTGACCGATTCGTCCGCATCTCAAAGAGAGAGTTCACCAAACGCGCACAACTCTCGGCAGTTTCAGAGCGCCTCGAAAAGACCGGCGACTGGAACACCTATTATCGACAGATGGGAAAGATTGAAGCAGAACAGCGAAAAGTCGTCGGTATCCACCGAGGAAGGAACAGGGGGCGTCATTTCGTCGCTTCTGGGCTTCCTCGGGCTCATGTCATTCCGACACCATCAAAAGCTTACGGTGGACCTACACGAAAAGAACCAGATACTGGTGGCCTATAACGACCAGCTCAAGTCGGAAGTGGCTGCATCGCGCGCGCGTTTGATCGAGGCTGAGTCGGCGGGTCAGTTATCAGACGCCAGGAGCGCACACGAGCAGGGAAAGTGCCTGCTCCTTGAGAACGAGATGGAGTATCTTAAGGCTCAAATCGAGCTTTACCAGGTTCGGATGGGTCTTGTAGTGCCCGCTCCCATAGCTGGGGCCGTGGCCACAGAGCACAAACCCATCCGGAAGTCTCGTGAGCCGTTTGAAGCTCTCCAGAGTCGAGTCGCTAAGGCTCAAGCGGACCAAACGGAAGAATACTGGCGCAAGAGAGCGGAAGGCGTCAATATTGCGGGTGCTACAAGCAGTGAAAGTCTGACGAAGGACGAGCCTGATGCAGCAAGTTCTTGATCCGCCCGCCGCTACCGACTTCCAGGAGATGATTCCTCCTGAAGCTGGCATGGTCCCGGCTGCTTCGTCGACTCCAGAAGAGCCGATGAAGTTTCACGAGACCCGCGAGGGCCGATTACTGTCCCAACTCATCGAAGACCTTGAAGAACCGGAGAAAAATGTCCGTGAACAGATGGTCAAGGTCTGGAGAAAGATGGAAAACTACTGGCGTGACCGCCAGTATATCATCTGGGACGAAATCTCGTCGGATTGGCGCACTCCGGGGGAGATGGCGCTCACAAATAAAGAGCTCAACATCGACCCGGCGGCTTACGCCAAGATTGTTAACGTCTACAAGGCTCACGGACAGGCAATTATCTCTGCTCTGTCAGCGGGTTTGCCTTATGTCCAGTTTTTCCCTGATGATGCGGACTCACAGGATGACGTTTTCACTGCCAAAGCTTACTCAAAGTTGGCTACACTGATCCAAAAGCGAAATAAGGGTCAGTTAATCTTCATCAAGGCCCTTTTCTACATCTACAACTTCGGCACAGCGTTCGCCTACAACGAAAACAAGGATACGACCCAGTTTGGGACGGTGAAACGTGAAATTCACGTTGATGTCCCCATCGTAACGCGTCAAGAGTTCTGTCCAGCCTGCGGCTATATGCTGGCGAACGACGAATACGATGCACCACCACCTCCTGCTCCTGTTGAACCGGCTGGCTTCGAGGAAATGGGTGAGATGCCTGCTCCTCCCATGACGGAGCCGGGTATACCACCAGGACCGGCAAGTGTTCAGAGCATGAACACTTTACCGCCGCCCCCTTCTGCTCAAGAGCAGTGCCCTCAGTGCGGGAATACGATCGTTGCTGACCACGAGGACTTCGAGGATGTCGTCCCGAGGCTCGTGGGCCACACGGATGACCCCAAGTCGCATGAGACGATTGAGGTTTTCTCCGGGTTGCACGTCAAGTTCCCGCACTGGTGCACCACTCAGGCTCAGACGCCATATTTGAGCCTGGAAACGGACGAGAGCGTCCCATATCTCCAGAGCATCTACAAAGAGGTGGCCGATAAGATCAGCCCCTCAGGTTCCTCGACGACTTACGAAAGACAGGCCCGTCAGAACGCTGATTATCGCGGGGATGAGCCGGGCGACCTGTGCGCCTTCAAGCGCTCATGGATTCGCCCCTGGGCCTTCAATAAGCTCGGTGTCAACAAGCAAGAGGACATCGATTACCTCATCGGCCTCTACCCGGATGGCGTTTACATCGCCAAAGTAGAGGATCTTATCGTTGAAGCTGTTCCGGACAAGCTCGACGACCATTGGACTTGCACCATTGACGCGACTTCGATGTTCGTCCACGCTGACCCGATGGCTCAGCCGCTCGTTCCCATCCAGGACATCACGAACGAACTCACGAATCTTACTCTCGAGACGGTGGAGTTCGGTATTCCTGAGACTTTCTACGAGTCAGATGCTATCGATTCTGACCAGTATTCGAAATCAGAAGCCCGTCCTGGAATGCTTTATCCGGCTAAGAGCAGAGCGGGAATGGGCCTTGACTCAAGCTTCCATACCATCAAAACATCAGCGCTGAGTCAGGAAGTTGACACATTCGCAGACCGAATGACCCAGGCTGGTCAGTTCGTCTCCGGCGCATTCCCCACGATTTGGGGCGGTGCGATGGAAGGCGGCGGTGGAACAGCGCGTGAGTATGAGCAGTCGCGTTCGATGGCTCTCCAGCGCCTGAATCTGTGCTGGCTCAACGTCAAGATGTGGTGGGCGGACGTGATGAGCAAGTCCGTCCGGTCCTTCGCCACCAACATGAAGGATGATGAGAAATACGTTGAGAAGAAGGGCAATTCCTTCATCAACGTCTGGATCAAGCGCGCTGAGATGCAGGGGAAGGTTGGACAGGTTGAACCGGACGTCAACGAGGCGTTCCCAATCTCCTGGTCTCAGAAGCGTGACATCATCATGAACCTCGTTGGCATGAAGAACGAGATGGTCGATGCGGTCATTGGCCACCCGGAGAATTCCGGGCTCGTTGCTTCTGTCATCGGATTCCCGGAACTCTATATCCCAGGCGACGACGTCAGAAGTAAGCAGCTCTGGGAAATCTCGGTTCTTATACAAGGTCAGCCCACTCCTACAGGGATACCAGACCCAACCAATCCGGGTCAAGAGGCTTTGCAGCCCACGATACCCGTGCAGAACTGGGAAACCCATGAGATTGAGTCTGAGACTTGTAAGGCATGGTTGATGTCGGAAGTCGGCATCGATGCGAAGATGAACAACCCTGGTGGCTACATGAACGTAGTTGCCCACATGCAGATGCATGACTTCCAGGTTGCTCAGGCGCAGGCTGCGGAAGCTGCTGCTGATGCTGAAAAGTCCGTCGAGAAGGACGGCAAGAAAATCAAGTCAGCTCCTCCTGAAAAGCAGGAATGAGTCTCTGGGTCGTGTTGTTGATTCTCGGGATTCTGGTAGCTCGGCTACTGATCCGACATAGGAGCTAAGATGCCACTTCAGTCAGTGTTTCTCGGTGCGACGACTCTCCTGCTGAACGGAGTGGTCTATGCCCTCCCAGGTGTTCGTTGTCTGCTGGCGTGTTCAGCAGCCGCGCCCACCATGACGATGTCAGTTGATCCAGCGTTCGCCAACAGCGTTCCAGTTGTCCTGACGAACGGGCAGATGGAAGTCGCTGGCGGATTCATCAAGGCCACGGGCGCTGATACGCCCATTATGGTCAAACGTGCGTAAAACGTAGGGGTGTTACATGTTTCGTTTCAAGTTCCAGAATCTTTTCTCACCGGATGACGCACCGGGAGCAGGTGTGCCTCACGGAGTAGCCGGCGATGTCAGCATCATGGGCGAAGGTGAGGAAACAAGTGGTGATGCTTCGGACGATACTGAAGGCGCTGAAGGG